TCAGCGTGCTGGGGTCCACGATGAAGTGGCCCCAGTTGTTAGCCTTGCCGGTATTGTCAGCACCGTTGGTGCCGCCGTGCAGGCCGATGAGCTGGTGCGTCACGAGATCGAAGACGCCGGCGCCGCAATCACCAGGAGCGGTGGTCGCGTTGTACCGGATGTCGTCCATGATGAGACCTTGCGCGTCCTCTTTGGGGGCGCGGTTCATCTCGGTTCGTGAAGCCGGGTGCACGGTCGTATCAATGACGATAACGTCGCGCACTTTGCCATGCTCCTCAGAGCCCAGCACGAGCGCAGGCACTGCCTTCGTCCCGACGCTATAGTTAGCGCTTGGGAAATAGACAGTGTCACGCTTGCGGTCCAACACGACACCCTTGTCGCCAAGAGAGATACGCTTGCCATTGGAGGCATCGATACCAACGCAAATGAAGTTCCCATTGTAGGGCTCCTCAAAAGCGTGGATCTTCGACACGATCCAAGTGGCCTTCGTTCCATCAGCGTGGGTGAAGGTGACTTTACGAGCAAATGCGACATGCTCAAGGGTGTCCCCCTCGTTACGGCACACATGAAGTGAGCACTTGAGTTCCTCATTCAGCTTGGGGACCGAAGATTTCGCCTCCTTCGCAGGAGTTGGTGACTTTGTGCAAGTCTTCTGATGAATCTTGGCCGCGTTCTTGCTGGGGTACTCAGTGCCACACTTGGTGCACTTAGTGGGGATGGGCAGTGCCGCCGCCCGAGCCTTGTCGTCCTCCGAGGCCGCCGCAATCTTGGGCTTTTCGGAGCTTTCAGTATTCTTGACTGCCTCTACAGGCTTCACTTGGGGGGCTGACACCTTAACAGTCCACGCCTCGCGGCGCTTTCCGCCCATACGGCCACCCTTGTGTTGATTGAGAGCCTTCAACTGCTTGCCAACGCTCGAAGAGCGAACGCCAGCATAGTACATATCAAGCCAGTTCTCAAGTTCCTCCACCTCTTCGACAAGCTCTGCGGCCATCTCAGCGCTCAAGTGACTGAAATTCTCGTCGAGGAATTCGACCAAAGCCCTGCGGTCACCCGCAAGTGCATCGATCTCCTCTCTGAGCTTCTCCTTGTCTGCATCAGCCATGCGCTGATACTTCTTGAACTGCTCCTCATAGTTCTTGGCCTGGCGCTGTTTGCGCCTCTGACCAGAGCTACCTGAGATTTTTGCCTCAGTGCCTTCAAGCAGGGCACTCTTGATATTGTTCCACCGGGTATGACTGAAGACGAAAAACTTGTCGGTGCCAGGAAAGGCAACAACCACAGCGACGTCCTCAGCCTTAAGAGCAAGAGCATCTTCCAGCATCTTACCCACCGGCAGTTCCTTGTTTGCGACGAGACCCAGGATAGGGCTGAAGCGAACTTCCGATCCAAAACGGTACATCAGTTGATAGTACACGTCAGTGTTGAAGCTCACGACGGTATCGTGTGTCACAATCACTTCTTCCACGTTCATTTTCCGCGACACGAGCCACTTGGCAAATCCAGTAGAGAGCTTATAAAGCCCCCAAAAGACGCCATAGGTCATGAGCGCAGAAAAGAGAACAGAGAGAATCGAAAATGCAACACTCTCCTTTTGAGCAGGAGAGAGAGTCTTATTCGCAAACTCGTTCAAATCAATAGGGCCCTCCTCCTTAATCTCGCGTTCCTTGCCTTTCGGCTTTTCACGCGAGGTCGTAGAAGCGGGGTTAGGAGCCGCAGCAGTCTCAGTCTTCACTTCAACCGCCACGCTCGAAGCAGTAGGGGCCTCAGCCTTGATCTCCTTCGGGATTTCAGCAGGGGTCACAACTACGGGTTTTGTGTCAACCACGGTGGAGGAGCTTACAGCTTGCGCCGCAGCCTCCTTGACCGCAGTCAACGTCTCGGACTTAACAGGGACGCTCACAGACTTTGTCTCAAGCGCCGCCGGGGTTGGCACAGAAATCTCTGCGATAACCTTCGGCGACACCGCAGGAGACGCAACATCTGCGGGCTTCTCAGTCTCGTCGTTGAATTCCTTACTAAGGAGGTCCCAGCCGTAGCCGCGCCTAATCCAAAAGTAGGTAAAGATAATACCAGTGAGAGCAACAACCGGGGCAGCAACAATGAACTTATGATTTTTGAGGTACTCCCACACAGAGGTGAAGGCATCCAAAATTCGTCCGTCATCACTAGCCCACGCGATATGACCTTCAATTCCACTCCGCACCCAGTCGGGCACATCGAT